GAGCCGTACACTTTTTCGTTCGGCAAGTGCGGCACGACGACGCGGCCATTTTTTACCGTGTATCCCTGTTCTTTGTAGTATTTTTCTTTTTTCTTGCTTACCTTGACCGGCGTTGCTGATCCTGCCAAAACGTCCGTAAATTTCTTAAGCTGCGATTTTAGGTACTTTGTCGGTCGAACTGATCGCGCGTCGTAACTTTTATCCAAAAGCCCTTTTCTTTTTAAAAGCGCCACATCGTGCCGAAATTCTTTAAGTTGCGCGCGTTCGGCAACTAAATCTTGTTTCGGCGTTCCCTTTGTATTATATTTCTTCATGAGAAATTAATTTTCGATTGGGGAAAACTATGGAAGCCTTGCTTGAAATAGGAAAACTGATCGCTTGGGTCGAAACGAAGGGAAATTTTGAGGCGTTCAGATTCGAGCCCGCCGTCTACGCGCGGCGTGTCGATCTTGCTGGAAATGTGCGGCACGATCCGGCGACAGAAGAAATCCTGACGCGGATAGCTCGCATACATGCATGTTCGTTGCATACGGCGCTTATGGTGTATGCGTCGTCCTGGGGGGCAACGCAGCTTATGGGATTCAATCTTTATGGGCACTGCGCCTACGCGCGCTCTGTGGCGCACTATCTGGCCAATGAAACAGACCAAGATGCATGTTTCGCATCGTTTCTGTTGCATGCCGGATTGCACGATGTTACACCCGAAATGCTTGCGAAAGATCAATTCTTGCGATTGAAGTTTTCAATGAGATACAACGGATCAATAGTGTATGAAACACCACTGATCGCCGCTTTGAAGCACTTCGGGCTTGTCGTCGTCTGATTTTATTTCCGTTGACATATTTGGGCACAATGCTATGATTTAACGGAATTAAATAGTTTTTACCTATCGAAGGAAAAAATTAAAATGGCTCAGTCAAACACGACACTTTTTCCGGTCCCTATTAATACCGGCAAAATTCCGAAAGAGGGACCGAACGCTGTCCCGATCCTTTACGATTTTTCTGGCGGTGTCCTGTCGTACACGACGGACATGACGCAGATTCACCAGGCCGGAAAAATTTCGCTGGTCCAATCGATTTTTGTGGACAATTCCGCGAACAATGGCGCGGTGACAGTTTCAGCGGCGGGCCTGAACCAAGCGGTTTCTGTGCAAGCGGGCGGGCAAGGCGTGTTCCCGATTCTGGTCGGCGGGCAGGCGGTGTTCAATGTTAGCTCGACCGGCACCGTCAACGCGACTATCTCTTATATCAACGTCGCCATGCCTGGCTTTTTGCAATGGACAAGTGTTCCGTTCTCGATTACCGGCACTGTCACGACGGCCGACACGATTCTTGATGCGACGGTGACAGGCGGGCGCGTGCAAACGCTCATGACGCCGGCTCAGAACACCGACACGAATCGCAGCGGCACGATCACTACGGGCGGCGTGGCGCAGAACGCGATGGCAGCGAACCCGGCGCGCAAGGGCTGGATGATAATGAACATTGACGAAACCAATCTTGAACCGCTCGGCGTGCGCACGACCGGCGCGGCGGCGCTCGCGAGCGCTGGCACGTTCACCCTGGTCCCAAGCGCCGGGGCGGGTTATCCGGGCGGGGTCATGCAAGGCGTAGGGTCGGGCGCAATCTCTGTTATCGCGGCGACGACCGGCCACAAATTCACCGCCATCGAATGGTAATCGTTGAGGCCAAATAAAATGAATAAACTGTTTATACCGTTTCTCGCCGCGCTCGCTTTTTTCGATGCGAATGCGCAGGTAATCAATCCCGCGACGCCCGCCGCGAAACAGCCGTTCTCAACGTCGGCCACTTACAACACGGCCACGCTTGGCGCGAAAGCGCAGCAGTCGCTTAGCGTCAAAGATTTTGGCGCCGTGTGCGACGGTTCGACAAACGATTACACGGCCATCGCTGCCGCCGTTACCGCGCTGGGTTCGAACGGCAATCTCATTTTCCCGAACAACGCGATTTGCAAATTCAGTTCGAACCTGTCGATTCCAAACGGTGTCAATCTGTCGTTTGCGCCCGGGTCCGGATTGAAAGCAGGAACGTCGGCCATTACGCTCACGACCGGCAATGTGGCCATTGTCGCCGCCGACACCGCGCAAATTTTTTATGGGTTCGGCACAAATAAAATCACGCTGAACTCTGGCTATTCGAACGCAACGCCGGTCGATTGCTCTGTCGATTGGTTCGGTGTCAACGACGGTTCGAACACCGACCAGATCGCAGCAAACAACGCCATCTTTGCGTGCAACACGGTGCACTTCAATGGGCAGTATGTGTTCGGCGCCGAAATGCTCGTTCCATACGGTGGCGTCAACGGCGGGCATAAGCACGTGTATGGGCGCGGCCCGCAGTCGATCGTCCTGGCCGGGTCCGATTCGATCAACCTGATTCACTGGTCCGATTCGTTCGGCAAGCTCGACAACTTGACGCTATCGGGCAACGGCCATACAGGCACCACGGGCCTGCGCGTCACGCCCGAAGATGAAACGCAATTGATTACGACCGTCAATCAGAACAACAACGCGTTTGAAAATCTGTATTTTACGAGCGGTGACGAATCTATTGTGATGTCTGCCGGTCCCGCCCCTGGCGCCGCCGCTTCGGGTTGCTGGTATAACACGTTCCGTCAAATTTTCGGGACAAGCTCAAAGCGCATACTCTGGCTCAAAGACAATACGGGCGCGGACGCGAATCGCTCCGGGTGCAACTCGAATATTTTTTTCGGTCTGCTATCGCGCGGCTCGATCAACACCGCCATTCAAATCGACGCCGGGGGCGGCAATACTTTTTATGGCGCGCAATTTGAACAGATCACAAGCGGCGCTTCGCCAAACGCAACGCCTACCGGAATCAAAATCGCCGATGTGATGAGCAACGGCGGCGCGAACCCGAACAACGTTTTTACGGACCCGCATTGGGAAAGCGTTACGCGGCACGCCGAAATCAACAACGCCATGACGGCGTTTTACAACTCGGACCGTGACGCCTCTTTGACTACAGGCACGGCGACTATTGTAAAAAATACGCCTACAGACTTGGCACTATCAAATTTCGTCGTCGGCGGTATTCGGTCCCTTTGTGGGCAAGGGTCGGAATGCCTGCGCGTTGACGCGAACAGCAATTTGATTACTGGCTTGAACACAAACGCGGCAGGCGCCACGATCACGAATGGAATCGCGATCAAGGATGGCGTGGCGCCGACAACGTACCCGTCCGGCGTCGGTCAATTCTCGCAAGTGTCCGGCACGTTGACCATATACGCGCCGGACGGGACCGCCACGGTGCTTAGTAACAATGGCGGGCAGGTAGTCAAGACAGTTGCGCAAGGCGGCACCGGCGTTGCGGCACTTGGCGCGCATGGCCTTCTGATAGGCAATGGCGGCAGCAATGTCGTCGTGTCGGGCGCCGGCACTACCGGCCAATTCTTGCGCTCCAATGGCGCGTCAAGCGACCCGACCTATCAGGCGCTCGGCGCCGAGAACGCTACCAGTTTGAATTTGACTGGCGGTGGTGTCACGTGGACCAACGACAATACCTATAACCTGGGCGCTATCGGCGCGTCGCGCCCTGCCAATATTTATGCAGGCACCAGCGTGCAGGCGCCATCGATCACCGCAAGCGCTGTCTTGACTGGCGCTTCGGCCAGCTTGACGGGTGGCGGCATAACCTGGGTCAATGACAACACATACAACCTGGGCGGCACTAGCAGCGGGCGCCCGGCCAACGTGTACGCCGGCACCAGCTTTGTCGCGGGCGGTATCACCGTCTACCCTTCGCTGGCCGCGACAACGAGCAGCATAGGCGGCGCTGTCACGGTCGGGACATGCGATAGCGGCACGGTCGCCGTCACCGGCTCGACAACTTCGATGACGGTTTCCGTGTCACCGAATACCTATCCTGGCGACGGCTATACGTGGTACGGCTACGTGTCCACCAACGGGACCGTTACCGTCAAAGTATGCGGGCTCATTGTCGGCACGCCGACCAGTTCCACATACAACGTGCGCGTTATTCAATAAGGGGTTCATCATGGCTATGGGAATGGAAATGCTCGTATCGACGGTGATTAAATCGCTCGGTATCGATCCCGAAGTGCTTATTTCGCAGGGAACCGAATTCACTAAACAAATCGCCGGCAAGATCAAAGAATTCGATGTGCGCCTGTACGATCTGGAAAACCAAAATGCGCAACTGATCGCGCAAAACGCGGCATTCATCGTGCTGTTGCAAAAGGCGTATCCCGATATCGCATCGGGCGCGCTTCCGTCTGTTCCACAAACCGAAGAAAGCGAGTAAATCATGGAAGAGCAAACCGTACCGCAACGCCTGTCGCGCGTTGAAGAAATGTTCGAAAAGATCGTCGGCATGCTGCACGCCGTGCAACCTGTCACGAATTTTATTCCGGGCGTGGGCACGCTCGTAAATGAAGCGGCGGCGGTAGGCGACGTTGTCGAACGCGCCTTTGACCCGGCGATGGCGGCAGCAGCGCACATTTCCATTTCGACCGGCAACGCTTCGCTCGACGCGCGGCTCGAATCCATCGAGACCATGCTGGAAATGGCGAGCCCGCTGTTGAAATATCTGGCGCACAATTTCGGGTTCGACGCTAACACGGTGCACTTCGTGGCGCCGGCAACCGTCGTGCAAAACGCCGTCGCGAATGCCGCGGCCCCAAGCGCGCAGCAAACGGCAAATGCCGCTGTCGCCGCGCAGTCGTATGACACGACCGACGAGCATTTGAACTAGGCCATGACAACGCCCGCCGACATCGCGACTGAAGTCGCGCAAACCCAGGTTGACGCTGTCGTGTCTGCCGGCGCTGCGCAGGTCGCAGTGTTGGCAGCGGACGCCGTCGTGATCGCCGCCGAAACGCAAGTCGCGCAAGTGACGCAAGAGGCGGCGCAAGTAATCGAACAGGCGAGCATCGCCATTGAAGAAAACGAGGAGTCGCTAGAATGGCTAAAGCAAAAAACATCGACGCTGGAAGCGCAGCACTTACAGACGATGGCGATGGTTCAGGATCTACAAACATCGAATCTGGCGCTGACGGCGGAAGTGTCGAGACTATCGCAGGCATTGCCGTCACCGACCCCGCCGGAACCACAAGCGGAACCGGCGAGCCTGGGGACGCCCCCAGAAAGCGCGGCCGCCCCGCTGGAAGTACCTCCGGAAAATCCAAATCCGGCCCCCGCGAAAAAGCGGCTGCGTCGTCTGTAAAGGGCATCGAAAAAATCCTGTACTCTCTGCACATGATGGCGGCGAAAGCGACGGGAATTAACGAGCTCGAAATCGACAACGAAGAAGCGAAATTGATGTCGGACGCGGTGGCCGAAGTGGCCAGTCACTACAATTATGTGGTCGATCCTAAAACCATGGCCTGGGTCGGTTTCATCGGCGTCATGGGCTCGATCTATGGACCGCGCATCGCCGTCTATCAAATGCGCAAATCCATGGAAAAGGCGAGTAAGCCAGCGCCGGCCAAGCAATCGGCCGATGTCGTCGGTATCGTGTCGGGCAATGCGCCGATCAACTTCGGCACAATGTAATCAATCACGATGCGCTTACCTACGTCAAAACAGCGCGTGCTAGTCAATGGGCGAACTGGGTCCGGTAAAACTCAGTTCGCCGTATGGCTTTTGTCGCAGGCAAATTACCTGTCGTCGCCTTGGGTCGTGTTGAATCAAAAATGCACCGCCATCATCGATAACATTCCCGGCGCCAAGCATGTCGAAAATAATTTTCGCCCTAAGCGCCCTGGCATCTATATTTATCACCATATCCCCGACAAGGATGACGACGCTTTAAATGAATTGCTATGGTACGTATGGGGGCGTGGCAACGTCGGCGTGTACATGGATGAAGGTTATATGATCCCGCCGCGATTGCCCTCCCTGAACGCGCTTTACACGCAAGGGCGCGAAAAACACATTCCGATGATAACGCTCACACAGCGCCCATCTGGCATGTCGCGCTTTGCCGTTTCTGAATCTGACTTCTTTGCCCTGTTTCCGATCACTGACAAGGAAGATCGCAAGCGCGTGCAAGGTTATATCCCGACCGACCTTGAAGCCATCCTGGCGCCCGAAGCGGGCGCCGCGTCCATACTTCCCGAATTTCACTGCCTTTACTTCGATGTGGCGAAAAACACACTTGAAATCGTGCGCCCCGTGCCCGATGAGGCAAGCATCCTAAAAATTTTCCACGATAGGCTCAACCTATCAAAAAATAAATATCGCTTGATTTAATCTATCGGGCGTGTATGATTTAAATCTAATAGGCAATTTTTAGTTTTTTGCCCTGGTCCCGACCGAATCTAACGAATGGGGTTTGAAATGGAAGAAAATATCATTTCCTGGAATCTGCCGAACTGGATCACCATCTTTCTTATGGCCGCTCTTTCGTTCGCAATTGCAGGCGCCATCGCGGGAGTCGTGCGCGCCAAGCGCGCCGCGTCCGGCGACGCCGATGCATAAGGGGCCATGATGGACAAAGTCATCAATCTGGCTCTGATAAAAAATCCGCTCAACTGGGTGATCGTGTTTCTCATGATCGTCCTGGGCGGAATGGCCGCAGAAATCGTTTTCAAACAATTTTCGAAAGAAGGGGTATAGACCATGCCACAAGTACAACAGCCGATGTCCGCCGCCGCGTCGCAAGCGCAACGCGCCGCCATGCTGCAAGCACAAAACCGGGCCAATCGCGCTGCCGTCCTGGCCGCGTCGTACCCAATGATGCAGCAGATTTTTTCCACGACCGCGCAGCCGGCAACGGCAACGCAGGTGAACGTGCCACCGCAAAACGTGGGCCTCATCAAGGGCTTTCTGGTCAAAATGTCGGCGCTCGTTACCAATCCTGCGTCCGGCTCGACCACGCTGACATTGACCGCCAACGGGCCCGCCAATCTGTTGCAATCGGTCGTATTCACCGATCTGCAAAACTACCAACGAATCAACACGGCGGGCTGGCATTTGTCCATGCTCAATTCCGTGAAACAAGGGCGCCCCTTCCTGTCGTCCACCGCAAGCGATAGCCCGATGGGCTTCGGTTCGAACTATGTTGTCATCAAGGCGCCGGCCACCATCGCCGCCAACAATACCGGCACGATCAACATGTTCTATTGGGTTCCCCTGGCCTATGACGACGCCGACCTGACCGGCGCGATCTACGCCAACGTCGTCAACGCGACCATGAACCTGCAATTGAACATCTCGACCGCCGCCCAGGCAGTCGTCGCCAGTTCGGCCGACCCGACCCTCGCGATCTATCAGGGCGCGGGCGCCGTTGCCGGCGTGACGCTCACCAATGTCGTCATCACCGTGTATCAGGTCTACCTCGATCAACTCCCGCTCGATCAGAATCGCAACCCGATCCTGCCGTCGCTGGACCTGAACACGATGTACGAAATCAAAAACACGGCCTTGACTTCGGTCATCGCCGCGCAAGACTTCCCGATCGCGTACAGCAATTTCCGTCACTTCCTGTCCACCACGGTGATTTACGACAACCAAACAGCGGGCGCCTATCCGACTGCTGGCTCGGATGTGAACTACTGGGGTTTCCAAACCGCGAACTACACGTTCACCAAAAAGGCCGACCCGTTCACCTGGTCGGGCCTCACGCGTCGCCGCATTCTCACCGACGCGCCAATCGGCATGTACTACTTCGATCACCGCGAAAAGCCGATCTACACCACGCAGACCGGCAATACGTCCCTGATCCTGAACGCGTCCACCGTCAACACGGGCGCGTCGGTTCTGGTCGGATGGGAAATGCTGGCCAACGTGTCGCAGCTGGTCAACGCCGGTTCGCTGTCGGCATAACCGGAGGGCGGCATGGAAAATTCCAGCCTTGTCGCCCGGTTCGCCGGGTGGCTGAAAAAACCCTTCAGCGGCGACATGGACGCGACACACTGGTTCCTGTTCTTCGGGCTCATGCTGGTGATCGTGTTCTTGTGGTCGCGCATCCTCCACTACATCAATAAAGGAGTCGAACTGTGAAACACGCCATCATCATCGCCTTGCTTGTCGCCGCCTACGTCATCGGCGCCCGCTACCCTGGCATCGCGCAGCGCATCGGCGCCGCGTAAGTAAGGAGCAGCGCCGTGGGCCGAATCGTTGGCGTTATCGTGCTGGTTTTCATCCTGTACGCTTTCGCTCGCGGTTCGGCCTTGAAGTACTACCAAATCCTGTTTGCTTAAGAACCATCGTGCCATTTTTTCTCGCCTTCTTCGCCATCCTGCTTATCGTCGCGGGTGTCAAGGGAACCGAAACAAAATTGCTCGCGCAGGTGCAAGATGACGCTAAACACTTCATCGTGTGGTTTTTCCTGATCGTGTTGGTCGGGTCGGTCGGGTTCAGTAAAACAGCGCGACCTGTATCAAATGCTTTTCTTGTCTTGATCGTGATCGCTTTTGTCATCGGCTCAGGTAACGCGATCATTGCCGGATTCAAACAGCTTACAAGTGGGGTATCAAAATGAATCAACTTGTCAACGGCGTCGTCGTGATTCTCACTGCCATCATCGGCGTGGCGAGTCTGTCCGTCATCGTCTCGCGCCAGTCCAACACAGCCGGCGTGCTGTCCGCAGGCGCGTCCGCTTTCTCAGGCGCGCTCGGTACCGCATTGTCGCCCGTCTCCGGTGGCCTGGGCGGCATGGGCACTTACAATCCGCTCGGTCAATACTAAGCCGAA